CTTACTTCGAGGTCCATCGGTGGGACCTCATGAGCGGATCAGCGCTTGAAGACGAAGTTCATGGCCTTGGAGGTGATCGGGTGCGCGTGCTCGTAACCGATGATCATCAGCACCTGAGCCAGACCGGCGGTGGCGTTGACCAGGATGTCCTTGCTCACCCGGCTCTTGGAATCAGTTTCCTTGAGCGGGTAGAGCTTCTTCAGCTGGTCAGCGATCACAGCGTAGTCGGGATCAGTGGGCTTGATGTGCTTCAGTTCTTCGAGCAGGCGCGCGAGTTCAGTCTCCAGGTCCGTGGGCTTCCGCTTCGGCAGGGTGATCTTGCGCACGAGGGGTCCTTTCAGAGTAGGGGTCTCACTATAGGGTCTGTTTTTCTCGCGAGCCCCTACAAGGGCCTTATGCTTCGGGGCGGTTGACCTTGAACGTGGCTTCGTTCATGTTGTCGATCTCGTCCGGGTCGCCGTTCACCACGAGCGAGATCTTCTTGGTCTCGCCGGTGTCGTCGATCTGGATCTCGCCCGCATACTTCGCGTCGCTCCGGTGGTAAGTCTTGGAGGAGACGCCGACCAGCACACCAACGAAGGTGTTCAGAGCGGCGATCGATCCGACGACTTCCTCGGCCCGGGGCAACCCCCAGACCTGAGCCAGAGTGAAGTAGAGGGCACCGGCCGCGGGAAGCAGCACGGTCGCGGACTTCTTGAGAAAGTCGTAGGACTTGTCACCCAGAAGGGGTGCCTTGGTCTTCTCGTGCGATGACGCGGACATTGTCTATCCACCCCTGATTCGGTTCGTTCTGGAATATCCCAGAGTGTCGGCTGTGCGATCTGAACGGGAGCTTGGAGACCTCGTTCATGATCCGTTCGGCAACGCCGTTACCACCGAGGGCCTTGTAGGGCGCGAAGAAGTACTTGTTCAGTTCTTCATACTCGTCCTTGGTGACCCAGCCTCGGTCGATATAAGCAATGCCGTAAGTGGTGATGGTGTTGTAAGCCACCCCCATCAGTAGGCGCGTGGTGGCCGCCTTCTCTCGATCCTTGTGCTGCAGGTAGGCCCAGAAGCCCGTCGAAGCGCCAAGTGTCACGACCGAGGTTATGGCCAACTGCAGCCATGTCTCCATTCGTGTCCTCCCCTGAAATATGACTAAGTTGTCCGCTTCCAGACCCCCACGCTTCGTACCCACGGCTCTGCGAGTTTCCACACACCGGCGACCTTCACGTAAGGGACTGCAAGTTTCCACGTCGCGCCCACTTTGACGTAAGCACCGGCGAGGGTTTTGATCGTGCTTGCCGCGGACCACGGCCCCCAACCGACTGAGTTCCTCGCGCGTGTGCGGAAGTAATAAGTCGTTCCCGGAGAAAGTCCAATGACTGTCTTGGGTGAGGTGGCAGACACGGTGGAGCCGACCATTTCAGGTTCGACTCCGTATCCGATCTGGTATTCGAGAATCGGCGATCCGCCGTTACCGTTGCCTGAAAATGCGACGTCAACGCTCGTCATCCGGACGGCCGCAAGGAGCGGGACCGTTGGCGCGTCCGGAACCTTGAGCGTCGTGATGCTGGACCGGCCAGACCAAGGGCCCCAACCCTTGACGTTCCGGGACCTTGCCCAGAACCAGTACAAAGTTCCGGGGGTAAGACCCGTAACCGTAGTGGAACCGTCGGAGGTTACGATGGTTCCGTCGACCACGTAAATGGTCTTGCTGTACCCAAGCTGGTGTTCCAGGAACGGTTCTCCACCGTTGTTATTGTTGGAGAACGTCGCGTAGGCGGTTGTGTCCGTAACCTGGGATACAGCAGGAACAGTAGGAGCCCCGGGTACTGTGGACCGTTCCAGATACTGCGAGAAACTGGTAGGTCCACCAATACCCGAGGCACTTGATCCGTCAGTCAGACGAAACGTGACCGTCTGGGATGTGGTGACGTAGACCCATCCAACCTTGTACCAAGGGGCACCGGTTGGATAGTTGATCGTCTTCGAGGTGGTCGTACCGTTCGCGGTCCAGTTGAACGGCATACCGTTCCACCAGTCGCTGGTGTAACCGGCCTTGAACCAGAATTCGACCCAGCCGTCACCGACGTCCCGGATCATCATCTTGCCGAGACCGGAACTACCAGTTGCCTTGATGTAGTCGGTCACGACGCCACCTAACTGATGATCTTGAAGTAGATATCCCCGTCGTTACCGCCGGAGGGATCTGCTGTTCCAGAGGTGATTCCCGCGGCGGTTCGATAAGCCGCCTTACCCGTGGGAATCAGAGCCTTCAGCGCGGCGATGAGGTCGCGCGTTCGGTTGATCTCCCGGGCTCCCCAGCGAACCCGACCTTCCTCACCGGTGTCAGGTACCAGCGGATATCCCGCAGCCGCTGCCTGGTCGCCAACTGCCATGCTTTAACCTCCTTGCCTAAGGCTGAGTGCTCCAGTATTCCGTGGCCCCGAGTTCAGACCACACCTTGTTGTTGAGCCACGACAACCAAGAACCAGTCGTGATGAACGTGTTCAGCATGAGCGTCGGATATGAACGCTCACCTTCCCTGTCCGAAACGAAGATCTGTTCGGTGATCCTCATGTTGTTGATCACGCCGTCCGTATTACGCATCTCGATGACGTCGCCGAGGTTGTAATCGGTTCCGTACTTGTACTGACTGAACCGACTGATCTCTCCATCGAAAGCCTGGAATATGCGGTTCTTGGCCAGTTCCTCGGTGCCTCTCTGGATGAGAGCAGAGGTTACATCGGGGTTCTCCGAGGTGATGTCAGTCGCCTTGACAACGAGGACGTGACGGTCGAAACCATCGATGTCATCCTCGACACCAACTGGATAGACTTTCTGAAAACCAGCCGGAGAATATACGTAAGCGACGTTCTTCGCTTTCTCGATCGTCGTGAGCTCTTTGGTGTTCTGCAGGTTGTCCAGTGAGGGTGTGAAAATCACCGGCGGCAGAACTGATTGGGCAGTGGTACGGTCACTGCCCGTGTACACGTCGAAATACAACTCCGATGTGTCGTAGTTACGAAGGATCCTGAACCCAAGGTTCCAGATGTTGCAGATCTCTTCGATGGCCTGATAGACCGTTGTCGGCTCCATCTCGACAGTGATCGGGTCCAGAGGCTCGGGGATGGTGTCCTCGGGCATGAACGTCCCTTCATGGATGAAGGGGATCTTGTCATGGATGTCGAGAATCCCGGTGACGCAAATATCCTTGAAGATCTTGCGTGCCACCTTGGCGGGTTCGTCTGTGATCACCCACTTCGGGGAAGTCGTCAGATCCGCCGTGGAATTCTTGGCCACGCGGTCCAGCAATATGGCTTCGATGGACCGTCCTTTGACGGAGAGCATCCTCCTGCCCTCGGAATCCGTCGCGTCTTCGATGGTTTCCACCGTCATGACGCGATGAGATTCGTTCATGGCCAGGAGGACGCCCGCCCTCAGCTGCGTTCGGGTAGCCTGGGTGGATTCGATCTCCATCTGGAAGTCACCGAATGCTCGGTACCTCTCAGTCCAAATAAGAGACTCGAATCGGTCGATGACCGCAACCCTTCGGAGGAGAGGATCGAGGACGTAAGCCTCCATCACAGACCGCCGTACTTGTTCACGTACTCAATCGCGAGCGGAATCCCCGCCCCCGTTGCGCCGTGGTACACCCGGATGGTGTTCACCCCCGGTATGAGCTCAATCCACGCGGACTGCGGGGATAGGCCATACAGGACGGAACTGGTGACTCCTGCTCGGGTGAGGGTTGCCCCCTTGGCGCCGGAAACAGTACTGATCTTCAGCACGTCTCCGGCGACCAAGGGGACGTTGGCAAAGTCCATGGTCCGGATACCGTCGTTCGGGGGAACGTGGTAAACGGTGAACCCTGCCAGGGAACGGTCGATGTTCAGCGTGAGTTCGATACCGGTCTCGACGGTGCCGACGTAGCTGATCTCCATCGGTGTGGTACCCGAAGTTGTGGAGCCGGAGACTACCTCCGGGGCGAGCTCCACAAAGTCGGGGTCGAAACACATGATGGAAATATCAACCGTGGGTTCTTGCGCGAACAAGTCGGGCTCGCACGACTCGACTCGTCCAGTGATGTTGGCCTCCAGGACCTCTCCGTCTTCCTCATCGTAGAACCGAAGGGTTACCTCGGACTTCGGCATGAAGAAGTTGTAGAGATTCCGCCTCAGAATTCGGACGGTCTCAGTGGCCGGGTCGGGGTTGAGCTCCAGCTTCAGCTTGATGTTCCGAGTCTCACGTCGGCTGGAATGGTACTGTTCGCCATCCTGCTGGGCGAAACTCGACGATACGAGAGTCGCCTTCACAGGGCCCAACCCATCGATGGGAAGGACCAAATATCCCGAGGTGTCGTCCTCCAGAGGGAGGCTCAGCAGGTCGCCCTGCCGGGTCCGTGCTTCCACTTTCGTCAGCATGGCTTAACTACAGAGCTCCCTTCGTGATGGACAGTTGGTTCTTCGTCTGACGGTAGATCTCGGCCGAGGACAATGCCTTGGGCGAGTAGTTGTTCTGGGTGTAGTTGAGGACGGGACTGCCGACTGAAACGTCGTCCAGCACATCGGTCTGACCCGCCACGCTGGATGCGATGGTGCGGGCCTTCATGTAAGCGGCATCGACTGTTATGGAGTTCCCTCCCAGCAGTCCACCGATGTTGCCCGCTTCCTTCCTCACACCAGACAGATCCAGAACCGGGGTGATGACAGGCTTGATCTCCACGTCTCCGACGATGAGGTCCGAGAATCCCGAGAGAGACTTCCTCAGGCCCTCGACAGCAGCCACACCCGTAGCCGCAGAAGCCTTCTCCACGGAACCGGACATATCGCCCAGGCCGCGGATGAGACCCTCCGCCGAAAACTTTCCGAGCTTCATGAACACCCGGGAAGGAGACTTGATACCCAGCTTGTTCTTGATGGTGGTGACCATGCGATTAGCCAGCTGATCCATGACCATCTCAAGCTGGTTCTGCTGGGCCTTGAGACCGTCGAGAAGACCCTTAGCCGAGTTGACGCCAGCCTGGTACATGGAGTCAGATGCGGCCTTACCCAGGTGGGCCCCGGCCTTGTCCAACTCCGCGCTGAGCTTGTTGATTTCGTCAATACCGCCGATGCCCTTGTCGAGCAGTTCCTCGACGAACGGGAGAGCACTCGTACCCTGCGCGAGCAGGTCCTTGTACAGCTCGTCGTTGATGCCGAAGGCACGGAGACGCTGAAGGGCATTCGAGAACTTCTTCGTGTCCTCGACCTGCTTCTTGAGCTTTGCCGTGAAATCGTCGACCTTGGTATCGCCGGTGGGACTGGCCATGTCGGAGTACTGGTCAGTGAGAGACTTTCTGTAATCGTCTCTCGTTTTGACAGCTGCTTCGTACTCGTCGTTGGCCTTCTTGATCTTCTCGGTCAGAACGTCGTAACGGTCGGCGAGCTGGCCGATCGCGGACTTCTCATCGTTGAGCTGGCCAGTCAGCTCGTTGTAAGCAGCTGCAGCCTTCTTCCGCTCTGTGGCATTGGCCTTGGTATCGTCCTTGAGCTCCTTGAGCATCCCCTTCAGGTCGTCGAATGCCTTGTAGACCTGGTCCTTGTTGCCATCGAGACCTTCTCGGAAACCGTCGTTGACGAAGTTACCGATCTTCTCGAACTCCTTGGACGGGGAGTGAATGCCGAGGAAGTTCTTAGCGGCATCAAGTGCAGAACTGGCGACTCGCCTCGCTGCCGAGGTGATCTCACCGATCCCGCCCATGAGGCCCTTGACCATACCCTTGACGATCGCGACTGCGAGCTTTCCGCCTTCGCTACCCATCGTCTCTGCGTTGGCATCGATTGCCTGCCTGAGACCCCGGATGAAGCTGATGATCAACTTGAAACCGGCGTCGATGATCTGCGGGAGGTTCCGCCCGATGCCGTTCATGAAGTTGACACAGACACGTGTCGCTTCGTCGATGACCTGACCGATGTTGTTTGCGATACCGCGGAGGATACCGATCAACATCTTGTAGCCAGCATCGACCATCTGCGGAACGTACTGGGCCATCTTCTGGAGCAGCATCACGAGCATTCGCCCGAGCATGTCAACGATCTTCGGCGTGAGCCTGACGATCGCGTCGATGAGGGCTTCCAGAACCGTCACGAGTGCCTTGAGGATCGCAGGACCCGCCGAAGCGATAACCCCTGCGAATGCGACAAGACCGAGCCCCACCTGTTTCAGCAGTTCGGGGATCATCGCGATGAGACCAGAGACGATACCGAGTATTGCAGCGGACGCTGCTGCACCTGCTGCGGCAATGGCCGTAAGACCGGCACCGAAGAGGAACATACCAGCACCCGCGGCCAACATACCCACACCGAGAATGCCGATGGCAATTCCCAGACCGATCATCATTGGTACGACCGGAGTCAACAGCAAAGCCGCAGCCCCGAATACCACGAACACACCGGCCAACATGAGCAGAGCCAAGCCGATTTCACCCAGGCTCATCTGACTGAACTGCATCAGGACCGGAGCCAAGATGGCCAGAGCAGCCGCAATGATGAGTGTTGCTGCAGCACCCGGGAGAGCCGTCGTCATAGCCAACATGGCTACAGCGATGATCGCCATGGTACCGCCCAGCATCACCATCGACTTGAGGATCTCGCTCCAGGAGAATTCGGCGAACTCGGAAAGAGTCTGACCGATGGACTTGAGAGCGAGTGCCACGATGAGAACACCGGCCGCAGCGAGCGGAGCGGTTGGTGGGATGATCCAGAGAGCCGCAGCGATGATTGCCAGGGCACCCAGCATCAATGTAAGACTGGAGCCGATGTTGCCCCAGGACATCTTCGCCATCTCACTCAAAGAACTTGCTACCATTTTGAGTGCGACGGCGACACCGAGCACGCCAAGCGCGGCCGTGACTGCGGTGGGCGGGATGAACATCAAGGCAGCGACGACGATAGCCATCG